GCATAGTTATATGCTCCGTCAGCAAATGCTGATACTGATGCTACTGTTAATAATAAAGCTACTAAAAATTTACTCATCTTTCTTATTTCTCCTATTTAATTTGGATTAACACTAATGTTATATAATCAGTGTATAGTATTTATCGCCAGGTGTCAACCTGTTGTTGTAATCTGGCAACAAATTTGGTTAAGTGTTGTTTTTATACAACATCGACTATCCTATTCCAGTAGATAATGTCCCAACGCCCATCATAGTGTTCTACTAGAGCACTACAACTTTCGACCCAGTCGCCATCGTTCATATATATCATACCATTGGGCATGTGTTTGATTTCCGGAGTATGGATATGTCCACAAATAACTCCATCAAACCCACGCTTGGCAGCATAGTCTGTTAGATTTACTTCAAACTTAAACACAAAGTCTAATGCTCGCTTTACTTTATGCTTAAGGTACTTACTAAGGCTCCAATAGCCAAAGCCCATTTTATGTCTAGCATAGTTGAAGTAGTTGTTAAACCATAGGGCAAAATCATATGCCTTATCGCCTAAGAAACCAATCCAAGGTGCTAGGCGGGTGATTCCATCAAACATGTCACCATGTGTGATTAAGAATAAATTACCATCTGTATCTCTATATTCTGCTTGGTTTACTATACGTATACGACCCAAGTTGAAATGATGTTGTACCAGAGGACGGAGGAATTCGTCATGGTTACCTGTTACATAGGTTACGTTACATCCTCGCTTGCTGTAACCTAATATTCGTCGAATAACACTGGTATGGCTTTGACACCAACGCCATTTGTTCTGTTGAATTTTCCATCCGTCGATAATATCTCCTATTAGGAATAAATTATCACATGAATGGTTTTTAAGAAAGTTACTAAGTAATTCTGCTTTAGCATCTTTGGTGCCAAGATGGAAATCAGAAACACAAATTGTCTTGTATCTTGTCGTCATACTAATATTTAAACATAATATGATTGCAGAATTATTACAAAAATCAAATAAATTCAATAATATTACTGCAATCTTTTAAAGTATAAATATTGTTATATAAAATTTAAAGGTCTTTAATCGTGACAACTCGAGTACTGTTCATTCTAAAACGTAGGGATGACTATCATCCTGTCAAACACAGCCCCAAAGGATTATCCACGGGGCTTTTTAATTGATACAGTTAGATCCTAACTATAGACCATTTGCTGTTGAATGGCTTACCTTCGGCCTTGTGTTTCACAATTTTAAGGAACTCTTTTTTACGTAGTTCTGTAATTGTTTCTGTATCGTGGTCGAGACAAGCACGATACAACTTAGTAATTAATTTACGTTGTTTCATCATGATGTCCTCCTTGTGTATTATTTACATAATTTATTAAAATCTAAGATTACAATTTAGATTACAAATGTATTAAAATTTAACACCGACTGAGAAAATAGTTGTACTGGTATTGCGCCAATCGCGAACTAATGTGTTAGATACACTACCGATTATGTGTTCGCTAAAGTCATAGTCAACTTCGAGTACATTACGTTTATAGTCAATGACCCCGCCAGTTTCCCACAAGAATTTATTTGAAATAACTGTCTTAGGGTTTATCTTATAACTGGCCCAAATACTTTCACGGAAGATAGTTTGATCTAATCCATTAGATCCCGTAGCATAACCAATGCTACTTTCAGCACTGACTTTTAAATCCGGTGTATGGAATAACCTATATCCATGACCAATACCAGGTGTAACTATTTCTTTGTACGGTGCAAATTGATTATATTCGTAACGTATACCACTTTGTAGGTAATTTTTGCCATCACCTAATTCATAGTTAACTTTGCAAATGCGTTTACTTCGTTGCGACTTGTTTTATTATTGCTGTTGCTGTAGAAAAAGTCACTGTCAACGTAGTAACTCAATGGTGATTTTTCTTTGTCGCTGTTTACATAACTAAAAGTGCCATTATATAAATCACTTGTAGTAGTAATAGTTCCGCCAAGTTTGGCTGTGTAGTTTTCTTCAGCCTGCACCGAAGTAACGAATAAGGTTAGTAATAATAGTAAGTATTTCATAATTCGCTTAAATGATCCTGTTTAATTTCACGCACTGTGTCGCCAGCTAATTCAGCAAGTGCATTTTTAAGTTCTACCCGTTTAAATCCAATATCTCGAATGTGTATTGCTCTACTGCCAATTTCTGCTAGAGGTAAGGCATCGATTCTACATTTTTTGAAGTCATCTTCTAACGACCAAACATACGCATGATGCTCGATTAATTCTTGTACAAGATGATGTTGGGGATTGATGTTTATGGCCTGCATCTGGCCAAGATAAAAGGCTAACTCTTCTGAGTTAGCCCCACCTGTGTTAGCGTGTTTAACTACTGCAATAGCATATCGATCAACGATTTCAATAACTGGAAATTTCATACAGATATTTATACATTTATATATTTCAACTCAAAATAACCAGCACGGTTTTCGTGATTAACATAGCCTCTTGGGTTACAGACAATGCGTGTTTCACCTATGACATAGTCAAAGTCCTCATGTGTATGCCCATGTACCCATAACTTAATCTGTGGACGATAGGCTATGAAGTCATCGCAGTTGCTACGGAATCCACCGTTCATAAGTGTATCTGCTTTGTACTTAGCATGTACACTCTGATCACTTGGGCAGTGGTGTGTGACCACAAGAAACTTGCTATCACCCTTTTCAGCAGTTACATGATTGATGTAGTCTAGGGCCTTGTTGTGGTCATCTACAGCATGGTCGGGCTTAAACTTACCAGCAGATTCTTTAATCTTATATGTAACAGTTTGCTCACGCTTCTCGTCATCATAATGATATAAAGGAACCTTACGCTGTATCATATAATTGCTGTTATCTACACCGTGGAAGTCATTCATCATGTGTGGCATTTCACGCATGGTAGTGGGATCATTACCATTCATGTCAGTCCATAAAGTAGCACCGATGATGGTGACATCATCTATGACCAATACTTCTTTTTCTAACAAGTAGAAGTTAGGTAAGTGTGCAGTTGCACCTTTAAGTATACCATAGGTATATTTGAAGTCACCGTGATAGTGTTCATGATTACCCATAACGTAGACAACTTTGGCAAACTCTTTACTCACCTGCTCAAAGAAAGCAATATAACGTTCAGCACGGCTACGCTGTGCTTTTAAGTTACTGTTCATAAGTTCAATGTCACGAGCCACACAGATGTCGCCCGCAAGAATGAGAACATCGGCAGAGTCAGTATTATAGAGTTCAATTGGTCCAAACTCTAAATGTAAGTCACTGCCAATGGCTACTCTCATATTAGGCCTCCTCAGGCTCCTCTTCTTTGACTACAAGTTTATCCTGTAGGTAATCTTCTGCAGCTACACGAAACACAGTAGTCAAGTTCTTGTTGCCTGTGATTTCTGCCAACTCTGCACCACGAGCAAGATCTTCTAATAACTGTTCTGCACGTGCTAAACGATCAATGGCTTCTTCTAATGTACCTGGAGCATTTGCATACTCTACTTTATTGGCCTCAGCAAGACGTTTAAGTACGTCCACCATTGATTCGTCTTCGTTGATTTCAACTTCGATTTTTTTTGACATATTGATCCTTGGAATTAACTAAACAAGTGCTATTATACACTCGTTTAGTCAGTTCGTCAAGCAGCCAATACTTCTTTAAGACGGTCAGCAGCGTAACTTGCAGCCCACGCATTTGGTTTAACCATTGGAACTACATTGCATACTCCGCGGATATATCCAATAGCTTGTTGTACTACACAACTTGAACCGTGTAGCTCGTTTGGGTTAATGTCTAGGTGAACTGCAACTTCGCGATCTTCTAGGACTTCATGTAACTTTAAGTATAGTTCGCTAATCTTGTAGACTTCGTTCATTAGGCGCATCGCTGGGCGGCTACGCTTTTGATCGTAGTCTACCTCTACGCTTGATTCGCCAAAGATTTTACAGCCATGTTTTCCATCAATATGTACAACAATAGCCATAGTATACTCAGCATGCCATACTCCATTTTTGCGGAAACGGCGGCTATCTCCACCGATGTAGATTTTTGTTTCTAGACTTTGTGCTTGAATGAAATCACGCACTTGATCGAAATTCAATTTTTTCATTGCGTTGCCCTTTGTTTGGTAGAACCCCACGGAATCGAACCGTGTCCTCAAGCTCTTCAGGCATGCGTACGAACCATCTATACCAGAGTTCTATAATATTTAATAATAATGTCTAATACCGTTTTCATCAAGTGCCCAAGCACCTTTTGGTGTTTGGGATTCTGTATATGTCATACCAAAGTATTCCATAAGTTTACGCTTGACCATTGTGTTAGGAATACGATACTTTTCAGTATCTTGGAAACCTAACATAACACCTACTTCTGCTACAGCACCACTACGGCACACACCCATCACGCAAGATACTATAACATTCATATCATTAGCCAATGCGTATTGTAAATCTTTGCCAATCCCAATAACATCTGAGTCTTGTATTGCCGCATCAAATATAGCACCGGGAATGTCATTCTCATCTACATCCAAGAAGTAGTACTGTGATATTTTCTTAAATGAATATTTGGGGGTAGGAAAAAACATGCCAGGATCAACTATTTGAATCATCATGGCATTTGGACCCGGGTCATAGTGAAACCCTTTTTCTACATCACTGTATGAAATATTTTCAATCCATGGTTTCATCATCTTCTTCATCCTTGTAATGTTCTGGATATTTGGCACGAACAGCAAAATGGTTACCTAATGCTCCGGCACTGCAAAATTTCTCGCCTATCTTAAACTTTAATCCATTAAGTGTAAATGGCTTTAGACATCTATCACCATTCCACCAACCTCTTTGTATCTCAATATAGCCCTTACTACCTAAATGCTCACGCAATTTAGTAAACTCTGGGTGGTCTTCTGATCTACCTACTGTAACTTTGCCCTTGCCCTGTAGGATCAGCAATAGTTCTTCATCAGTAGGCACACGACCATTTTGTGTATAAGTGTTCCATTCTTCGCGTATACTTACACTGGTTAGATATTCTGGGTCAATTATAAAGTCCATTAAGACCACCTCAACATAAACATAGTATACGCTGGTTCAGATTTGAACCAAATCGTTTCATTCATATTGGTTTCCCAATCACTAATATCAAGATGCTGATAACACCAAGCAACTACGGTGCTGAATTTATCTCGACCATTATATTGCCACTTCATTATGCCCACCTTAACATAAACATTGTAAACTTTGCTTTGTCATCAAACTCAATCCAAGCACCTATTGGCCAGGCGCCCCATATGTAAGCTATAGTGTTTTCTACTTCTTTTACCATTAAACCTTGATCGTTGTAGTGATTGTAGGCATTTCTGTAGGCTATCCAGACTTCTAAAGCATCTGCTTTCATACCTTGCGGCCTTTGAACTTAGTATCCTTAGTGCCTCTACGTTTGTACCAACCATACTCTTCACCGTTGGGTAATAGACCATCTATAACACCTGCAACCCCCATTTCTCCTACAAACACAGGGGGCTCTTCAACATGTGTGCGAAGAGCCTCTCGTGTCTCAACCCAACTTGGTTGTTTAGAAGTCATAGTCTTTTGATTCATATTGATTTGCTTGTAGTATTTCCCAGGTCATAGACTTTTGGAACTGTTCATATGCTGGACCTTTTGCTAACCAATCAGCAACAATATCTTTACTACCCCAACTACCAGGTGGAGCCAATTCCTGTAACCATTTTAGATATTCTTGTAAACGTGTTTTGTTCCAATGATCAGCACGTGCGATAACATCAGTCCAAGGATCACAGCTTAATAAACTGGTTAAGAAACTGCCTGGTGGTAAAGCATATAAGATATAGTTCTTAAGTGCTTCTTGACTTACATCAGGTAAATCACTTAGGCCATTCCAATCCCATTTAGTTTTCATTTATCCGACTCCCTCGCTTTCTTAGTTCTTTAATTAAGCCCTTGTAGGCTTTGGTATCTGTTTGTTCTAATCGTTCTAGCATATTAACACAACCGAGAATGTGGTCGCTTTGCATATTCTTTATTAAGATCAGTTGACGCTCTCTGGTTAGCCAAACTTGATCGTGTTGCTTACGAAACTCTATCCAGTCCGCATTAGGCGCGGCTTTGAGCAGGTCCCACATTAATTGTTCATCTTCAGTCACTCAGAAACTCTCATCTGCTGTAGCATACATATATTCAATATGCTTGACTTGGTCGTACCATTCAGCAAATCGTTCAACAGTCCACTGCCCAGATAATACCATAGCATAGGCTGTTTCAGCATCTTCTGCTTCTTGGAACTTTGTGTATGCGTTTTTATTTTTCATATGTGTATTATACAGTCAACTAACCAAAAAGTCAAGTGGGGTGAAAGGGGGAATCGAACCCTCGCTACGTGTTTCACAGACACGTGTGCTAAACCACTACACTACTAACACCATTGAAATGGAGCGGGTAGCGGGAATTGAACCCGCAATTTAACTTTGGCAAAGTCATAGGTTACCATTACATCATACCCGCTTAAAACTTAATATAAAGGAAGTCCCTGTGCCTTGCGGCCTCTTCCTTTATTTGCTGCCCCAAGAAATTCTGTCTGACTATGACAGTTAGGGCAAATTAATCTTAAATTAGATGGATTGTCATTACTCGAGTCGCCATTAATGTGATCAACTTGTAAGGTAATAGGTTTACCTTGCCATTCACTGACTCCACATACCTCGCAGTTATATCCGCGCACTTCTGCTAGATATTTTCTTGCTGTTGGGCGTTCGATTCGTTTTAACTTACCATTAAAAAAATTTGATTTATGTAGCGCAACACGATACTTAGTTGAGCACTCTGGGCTACAATATTTGTTTTTCTTTTGATAGGTTTTTTCACATTCTTTACCGCAATTAATACAATTATAAGTTGACATGGTAGAGCTCCTCTTTACTTTATTTATGCTCTACCGCGTTTAAAACTGGAGCCCCCAGAGAGATTCGAACTCCCCACCTTTTGGTTCGTAGCCAAATGCTCTAATCCAAATGAGCTATGGAGGCATATAACTAAATATCTTAATGCAAACTTCAATTAAAAATCCACTGCCATTCAATGTTATTGCACACGTTAATGATAGTGTTACTAACAATATCAGTGAATGGTTGGATCTTAACCTAAATGATTCACACTTGAGAACTAAAATATTTTATGATACCTGGGATAAGATATCTTATTGGTATTCATTTCCTTGGTTCTTTAATACTCCCAAGTATGCTGAAATTTTAACTACTAATACACAATTAACTAAAGTCAACGAAGTATATCAATTATCTAAACCAATTTTTGATACTATAGAACGTGTCTTACCAGATCTAACTATCGTTAAGGCCGAATTTAACAGTATTCCACCAAATATCAAAATGGCCGAGCATGTCGATCAGGATTGGGCTTGGTGGTTAGCTTCAACATGTAGAGTGCATGCTGTAATTAAAACTAATCCTAACGTTTATATGTATAACAATGGTGAAGTTCAACACTTTCCGCAAGGATCTATATTTGAATTTAACAATAGTTACCCGCACAAAGTAACCAATGAAGGCACAGACTGGCGCACTCATATGGTCATTGACTGCATTAAAACTGTTGACTTGGAAGAATTTGATCAACTAATACAACGTGACATTATTAATTTGGATCCAGAAATTTATCCAATCACATTCAATCACATCAAATACTTTGGTGGTGATGATTAGATTTGAACTAATGACCCTCTCCGTATGAAGGAGGCGCACTACCGCTGTGCTATATTACCGTGGAGCAATATATAAAGTTGAAATATACATATTTTTGTTTTGAACATAAATAGTTATATGAATACTTGTCTTTATTGCTCTAAAACATTTACTAAAAAATCAGGAACTACAGGAAAATATTGTTCTCTTTCATGTAGTTCATTACATTTTGGTACAAAAAGAAAATCTGCAGCTATTAACAGATATAACTCAAATCCAAAACTATGTAAACACTGCGGAACTTCTATACCGTATAATAACCGCAAATCAAACACCTTTTGTAATAGTTCGTGTGCTGCTACATACAATAATGCCAGGAAAGATTGGGCAAACATTAAAACTGGTCCAACACCTAAACCAAAACCACTAAAATTGTCAAGAAAAGAAAGATCAACTACTTTAATAGATGCAGATGGTCCGCACACAAGAGTTTATCTATGTTCTTGTAAAATAAGTGGCAGGCAGTGGTATTCTACGACTGTCAAGACTATTCATCCATTGACTATTGAAACTAAGAAACTTTATTCTTATCAATGCCGATTCACTTTTAATATAGCAAAATATCCAGAATGGTTCGACTATGCATCTGATCTAATTAAAGAATACGGATGGTATTCTGCCGCTAATAGAGGGAACAATCTATCCGGGTGTTCTCGAGATCATTTATATTCTGTTACTGACGGATTTAAGAATAATATAGACCCAAAAATAATTTCACATCCAGCAAATTGTAAGATCTTACCTCATAGACAAAATCAAAATAAACACAAACATTCATCTATAACCTTTAATGAACTACTAGATCGAATAAAGCTGTTCGAACAACAATATCTGGAGTTGGCGACTGGAATTCAACCAGCATAGGTGATTTTGCAGACCACTGCCTAAGCACTCGGCCACGCCAACATTAAATGGCTCCAGAGGAGAGATTCGAACTCCCATCACGCA